ATATAGTAGGTAATAATATTAAAGAAGATATTAACAAAGTTGGACCTGCTGAAAACGATAGTATGGAAACAGAATTAATAGAAATGCAACCTGAATATGACCGTATGTATTCTAGGTTGGCGTGTCAAGTTATGTTGAGACCAGAACATAATGGTTTGATTGTACGATTAAGAGCAATGGAGAATGTAAATTGAATTTTTATAAAGATGTAATTGAACATAGAGGTAACCTTTTAATTAGAGGTATACACGATGGAAAAGAATTTAAAGAAAAGATTAACTTTAAACCTACATTGTTTTCAATCACACAAAAAAATACAGGACATACAAATCTACAAGGTCAAAATTTAAAACCAATCACATTTAATAGCATACCAAAAGCAAGAGAGTTTAAAAGAAGTTATCAGAATTCTAGTAGCCCATTGTACGGAAATGAAAGATACCATTTTCAGTATATCGCTAAAGAATACCCAGGTGAGATACAATACGACAAGAACTTAATAAAGATTTTCACATTAGATATTGAGGTGACCGCTGAAAAAGGTTTCCCAGATGTAGAAAATCCTATTGAGGAAATCTTATGTCTTACTATTAAAAATCAGTCCAATAAAAATATCATCACCTGGGGTACCAAACCATATTTTTCAAAGAGAGCAGATATTACCTATGTAGAATGTAAAAATGAAAAACAATTGTTAATGGAATTTTTCAAATTTTGGACAAAGAATTATCCAGATATTATTACAGGTTGGAATACAAAGTTTTTTGATTTACCATATCTATGTAATAGAATTAAAATGATAGTTGGTGATAAAGTTATTAACAAACTATCTCCTTGGGGATTAATTGATAGTGAACAAATAACCGTAAGAGGTAAATCACAAACAGCATATGATATTAAAGGTATTGCTATGTTAGATTACCTTGACATCTATAAGAAGTTTATTCCAGTTAGACAAGAAAGTTATAAACTTGATTACATTGCTAAAGTAGAACTAGGTGGTAATGGTAAAGACGCCAATCCATATGATACATTTAGAGAGTGGTACAACAATGACTTTCAAAGTTTTGTAGATTACAATATTAAAGATGTTGAGATAGTTGATGAACTTGAAGACAAATTAAAGTTGATTGAACTTGTATTAACAATGGCGTATGAAGCAAAGATTAATTACCAAGATGTGTTTTCAGAAGTTAGACTATGGGATACATTAATTTATAATCATTTATTAAAAGATAATATTCAAATCCCACCAAGAATAGACCAAGCTAAAGATGAGAAATATATAGGTGCGTATGTTAAGACACCACAACTTGGTCAACATAAATGGATAGTTTCATTTGATATTAACTCACTATATCCACATTTGATTATGCAATACAATATAAGTCCTGAAAAAATGGTAGGTGTTAAACCTGAAGGCATTAGTGTTAGTAATATGATTAAAAGAAAAACAGAATTAAATTATTTAAAAGATAAAGGTTGTACTATTACTCCAAATGGTGCTATGTTTAAAATAGATAGTCAAGGTTTCTTACCGAAGATAATGGAGAAGATGTACAATGACCGAGTAGAATTTAAGAAATTAGCTTTTAAAGCAAAACAAGATTATCATAAAACAAAAGACCCAATTTATAAAAAAGAAAATAGTAGATGTCATAATATTCAATGGGCAAAGAAAATATCATTGAATAGTGCTTATGGTGCCATAGGTAATCAATACTTTAGATATTATAATGTTAATCAAGCAACAGCGATTACTACTTCTGGTCAATTTATTATTCAGTATATTGAGAAGAAAGTAAATGAATATATGAATAATATATTAAAAACAAAACAAGATTATATTGTTGCGTCTGATACAGATTCAATTTATTTAAGATTAGATGAACTAGTTAATAAAGTATGTAAGGATAAAACTAAAGAACAAACAATAAACTTTATTAATAGAGTTGTAGATAGTAGAATAGAACCATTTATAGAAAAGTGTTTTAATGAACTTGCAGATTATACCAATGCGATTGGACAAAAAATGGTTATGAAACGAGAAGTAATTGCTGATAAAGGTATATGGACTGCTAAGAAAAGATATATGCTTAATGTACTTGATGAAGAAGGTTTTAGATATGAAGAACCTAAACTAAAGATAATGGGTATTGAAGCAGTTAAATCTTCAACGCCAGAAGTATGTAGAGTTGCAATTAAAGAAGCGATTAGATTGATTATGAATAAAGAAGAATCTGATTTACATAATTTTATTGCAGACTTTAAAAAGAAATTTACAAATTTTGAACCAGAACAAATTGCTTTTCCTAGAAGTTGTAATAATTTAAGAAAGTATTATAGTGCTAGTACTATATTCATTAAAGGAACACCAATACATATCAAAGGTAGTCTCATATACAATTATCATTTAAAAGATAAAAGATTAGACCATAAGTATCCATCAATACAAGAAGGAGATAAGATTAAGTTTGTTCTATTAAAAGAACCTAATCCATTTAAGTTTAATGTATGTTCTTATCTTGCTACTCTTCCTAGAGAGTTTGAACTGAAAGAATATATAGATTATGAATTACAATTTGAGAAAACATTTTTAGACCCGATGAGGTTTATATTAGGTGCAATAGGTTGGAACGCTGAACCTAAAGCAAGTTTGGAGGCATTTTTCTAATGAAAGTTATAGAGATATTAATATATGGTTTAGGTGTATTAGAGTTTCCTTTTGATGAAACACAAAAATGTAGACCACAAGCAAGTGATATTCTAAAACAAAATACAATAGTTGTTAATCGTATTGACCCACCAGAATTTTGGGCAGAAGGAGACTATTGGATTAAAGATGGCAAACATTATCGTTTAGCAGGTTTTAGATGTGTTGATAAAGAAACTGGAAAAGAGGTAGGTAAAAGTGGAATTATTTAAAGAGAAATTTAAAAACTTTTATAAGTGGGTTAAAGGAACTGAACTAGTTGAACTAGATGACATAGATGTTGAGGAGGATCCTGTAAGACCTGAACTAACTTTAGGTTGGAGAATAACTAAAGGTAGAAAGATATATGGATTAAAATATGAAGATGAAATTGAAGGTATTATTTGTGTTGCATTTACAAACGATATTCCTCACAATGTAAAAGAATTAGATATGATGAGTGAACTTGCAGATATAAAAGATGAAAAGAATATCGCAATTGCATATACGGTATGGTCTCGTAAGAGAGGTGCAGGTAGAGAAATTATGAATAAAGTAATAGAGTATGCTAAAAAGAATAAGATTAAAAGATTAGTTACCTTATCGCCATTAACACCAATGGCAACACATTATCATATTAGAAATGGTGCAAAACAAATTAGTATAAACAAAGAGACACAAAATTTTGAATATCAAATTTAATGAGGTTAGTAATATACAAACACGCAGGAGAGTCTATGCTGATACACGATTTTCCAGCAAGTCAATGGCCTGCAATAGAAAAGTTTTTAAAGGATGAAGGAATAAAATGGTATGTCGTTAGTTATTAATAATTTTCCTAGCAAAAAATACAAAGTGATTTATGCTGACCCACCTTGGCATTTTCAAAATTGGAACAATGATAAGGCACAAACAAATCCTATTCATCATTATCCAACAATGAGTATGAAAGAACTAGAGAAGTTACCAGTTGGAAATATTGCAGATGATAATTGTATTTTGTTTATGTGGTGTACAGACCCTTTATTAGATAAACAAATACCACTAGTAGAGAAGTGGGGATTTAAATATAAGACCGTTGCCTTCTATTGGATTAAAACTAACAAAGATAAAATTAAAAATTATTATTTTAAAGGACCTGGTTTATGGACAAGAGCAAATCCAGAGATATGTATTCTAGCAACAAAAGGTAAACCTAAAAGATTAAGTGGTAATGTTGATAGATTAGTTGTTAGTGATAGAAGAGAACATAGTAGAAAACCAGATATTGTAAGAAAGCATATAACAGATTTAGTTGGAGATATAAGTAGAATAGAGTTATTTGCTAGACAAGAGTTTGATGGTTGGGACCATTGGGGAAATGAATTATAGGAGAAAATTATGAGATTAGATAATGAACTAAAATTAAATTATGATGATGTGTTATTAAAACCTAAACGGTCAACATTATCATCAAGGCGTGATGTAGATATGACTAGAGAATTTAAATTTAGACATAGTGGAGAAACATATAAGTGTTGTCCTATTATAGCATCCAATATGGATGGAGTAGGAACATTTAGTATGGCGAAAGTTATACAAGAATATAAGATGATGACTACTATTACTAAAACAACTACAATAGACGCCTGGAGAACGGCAGTAGGCGGTGGTATTAAGTTAAAGTATCTATCAGTATGTTCAGGTACAAATAAACTATGGACAGATGAAGCAGAAGACTATATTACAATGCAAAAAGTATTAAAGAGTTTTCCAGATGTTAAGTTTATTACAATAGATGTCGCAAATGGTTATCATACAAATTTTTCAGATTTTATAGCAAGAGTTAGAGACGAATATCCAGATAAAACTATCATCGCTGGTAATGTGGTTACAGCAGAAATGACAGAAGAACTAATTATAAGAGGTGCAGATGTAGTTAAAGTAGGTATTGGTCCTGGTAGTGTATGTACGACAAGAACTATGGCAGGTGTAGGTGTACCTCAATTTAGTGCAGTAGTAGAATGTGCTGACGCCGCTAATGGTGTTGGTGGTCATATTATTGCAGATGGTGGTTGTAATATGCCAGGAGATATTGCGAAAGCATTTGGTGGTGGTGCTCACTTTGTTATGTTAGGTGGTATGTTAGCAGGACACAATGAAAGTGAAGTAGAAAGTAAAAATGGTAGAAGAGAATTTTATGGTATGTCTTCTGATAGAGCAAGAGAAGTACACGGTAAACGAAAAGATGGATATAGAGGCAATGAAGGACGAGCAGTTATATTACCAGATAGAGGACCTGTTAAAGAAACGATAGAAGATTTATTAGGAGGTGTTCGTTCAAGTTGTACATATATTGGTGCAAGACGATTAAAAGATATTCCTAAATGTGCAAGTTTTGTTAGATGTGTACAACCATTGAATACAGTATTTGAAGCATATGATAGTAACTCATAATATACCTTGGGATAAATGTTTAAGTAAACAATTGTTTCCTGCTATAGAAAAAGGATGGTCAAGTGAAGGCAGACCTACACACTTTTTTTGGGGACTTGCAGGTAAGAATATACAAGGTATAAGAGAGTGCATAGAGAAAAATGAAGAGTGGTGGTATGTAGATGTTGGTTATTTAACACAACCAATTACAAGATATCCAGAACCAATTATACACGATTACGATAAGACATATTTTAGAATATGTAAAGGTAATATACATACGATAAGAGGTAAAGTAGGGCCTGGAACACGATTACAGAAACTAGAGCATCTTGGGATAGATGTAGATTTTAAGGGGTGGAATACTGGAGAAACAACTCATATACTAGTAGCACCTTCTTCTCAAACGGTAACTTACCATATTAATGGAATAAGTCAAGACGATTGGATTAAACAAGTTACAGAAGAGATTAAAAAACATACAGATATGCCTATTAAGTTTAGAAACAAACCTAGACCTGGCAATCAATGGTGGGATACTGATATAAAAGATGATTTAAAAGATTGTCATTGTTTGGTAACCAATATGAGTTTAGCTGGTGTTGACGCAATATTAAATCAAGTACCTGTTATATGCCATCAAAGAAATATATGCTCATTTATATCATCAAAGGATATAAAGTATATAAAGAAACCTATGAGAGCAGGAAGAAAGACTGTAAATGAGTGGTTAAAAATGATTGCAGAAAATCAATTTACAATACCTGAAATTGAAGATGGAACTGCTTATAAAATATTACAGGAACAAAATGTTTAATATATACGAAAAAATAATTGGTTATGCTTTATTATTATATGCGTGTTATGTATTATTTCATATGATAGTAGGTACTTTTCAATGATAATTAAACCATTTGGAGAAGAAGGCATTTCTATG